CTGCTGCGGTTAAGTCAAATTGTATCGACTTGTTAAGCGTTTTAATATCCGGTAGCGCATACAACAACGGGCCGCGGCCATACCACTCGCCGGCAACCACGGACCATCGAAAAACCACCCAAGGTAAAAAGTCTTCTTCGCGCTCTACAAGTAAGTGCTTGCCTTTGGTCGCCAAAATACAATACTTAAACCCCATAACCTTCTCAGTTTTTTGCACTCCGTCGATTATATAGGTTGCCGTGATTTCTTCGGGATACATGCCCTCTATCAGCTCGCACTCGTCCATGGGTTTTTCTGCGTAGGCGTCTTGCATTTCTTTGGGTATTTTTGCATCGGGCCACGTGCTCATAATGTTTCGGTATTGCACTTTCATTTTCCGAAACACCGTATCTACCGTGTTATCGGCCCCTGTTGCTATGTATAATTTGGCAATCGGGACTGCTTCAACCAATAGCGGCTGCCTAATTGTCCCCGGGCGGATAAGTAAAGCTCCGGTTCCAGCCGCAACGTCATACAACGCTTCGGACACTGCTTGGTCAAACGCCGACGCATGAATGCACTCAAACAGCCTTTCCTCCATGGTTTCTAGCTCTTTAAGTGTTTGGGCGTCTTCTTGTCCGTTCTCGCCTTTTAAAAACATACCGGTCTTTAACCGAGCCCATTTTTTCATGGGCGGGACTAGCACGTTTTGAATATTAGATACAAATTTTTGAGTACCGTTTACTGCGGTTGAATCAAAAACAACTTGAGCGTTATCTCTCTTTTCGCCATGCGTAGTCTCGCTAAATAAATTCCGCTGTGGCATACAATACTCGTACACTTCTTCATACGTCGAGTCCCATTGTTGCTTGCGAGACTCTAGTGTTTTGAACGTCGCTAAAAATTTTTCTTTAACGCTCACACAACACCCCGCTCAGACGTGGACAGAAGCGACCGTCGCCCCACGGTTCCGCGCCTTAAAGCCAACAAAGCCGTAGTATTTTCCAGAGAAATCTGCTCGCGTTGCGCTCGACTTTCTTCTTCTTGCTCTAACAACTGTTCTTGTTGCATCTCTAACTGTTTACGCTGTACTGAGTCGTCGTATTTGGGACTGCCGCCACCCATAGTTTACCTCCATGTTGTTTATTTGCCAAACATATCTTGCCGCCATTTAACACCAACCACCGGTACAAACTGTACGGCGTAAACGCATAATTAGTTATTCCTAGTGCCATTTTAACTATACTAACACATCCCGGTATTATATTTCCAATATGAAACCCCGATCGACAGTCTCGTTCGATCGTTTCATATTCAACAACTAAATACTTCGAGCGGTCAAAATGCCCAGCTAAAACTTCCTCGGCCGTTTGATTCTCGTATAGTTTCGTGTTTATATTAAACCCCGTGTAATCAACGGCTACCGTGTGCGGGCTAATTGTTCGTAAAGCAAACACGTGTTGGATATTTCGGTCTAACACTTTTTTTAAAAGCCGCATAGTTGGGTGTTTAGTTGGGGGTATTCTCCTAAACACCACATACCATCTAATCTTTTTCATGCCCATAGTATACTAAAATATTTTAAATTTCGGAAGTACCGTCGGCTTTTGCATTTTCTCGTTTCGACCTAACATTGTTTTATGCTCGCCCCCGCCCAATAACGCATACTGCAACGCATCATGTGGGTGGCTAAACCGATTTTTCTCCGGCTCCAATTTGTACTTTGCCTCGCCGCCAACGTTCAATCGCTTATAGTGATACCCGCCGTTAAAGCCCCGACGCACCATGGGAGCTTTCTGTCGGCTTATTACAACCCCCGGTAAGCCATTGCTCGACCGCAACAACGGCGACAATACCGCTTCTCGTCGGACTTCAAACTTATTGGATGGTGCTGGGCGCACAAACAACTGTTCTTTTTTAAACAGATCAAACGCAGTAATCCCTTGCTGATCTCTAAATCCACCAGACGGATCGCCCCATAACTCAATATTCGCTTGGCTATACTCTTTCGTTAAATACTTATTAAGATTTCTAGCAAAGTCTTGGAGCGGCCACGTCTCGCCATCGGGCGTTAGAAATTCATCAACTACTCGCCAACGGCCAAAGGGGTCTCGTTGCGTAATTACCGCCGACGGGGTGAGTCCAAAGTCCACACCCACAATTACTGGCAATACCGGATCATACTTCACATCCGAGCTAGAGTGCGTGTTGTCTATGTAGTTTTCGCCATATACCGGTTTGCCTTCCTGTATAAACCCATAATCCCCATGCACGTACACATCAATCCATTCTTGTGGCTTAGCCGCCATCATATTCGTGTAGTAATTAGGCGGTAAATTTTCCACATTCTCCGCGCTTTCACTGAGCCCAGACGGTTGATCGAAAAACACCCACCCGTCCGGCTGTTTAACCTCCGCCATGTTGTACCACCAGCTAGAATCATCGGGCGGGTTAGTGTCCGCTATAACGCCAAACCGAGTCGGCCATTGCCCCTCAAAACCTTCGGGCTTCTCTCTGTGCGACGGATACCGACCTACCCGCCCCGTAGCTGCGTCTAAAATCTCTTTCAAAATATAACGCGCCTCATTAAACCATATCATTGTCGCTTCCAACGACAATAATTTCTTAACGTCTTCCGGGCGGTCTAACGCTAAAAAAATAACCTCCGCTTCCACATCGTCAATCTTAATATGATGCGAAATCGGCGGTTTTCGGTTTACCTTACCAAACACTTCTTCCGGGAACCAGTCCAGCCAAGTCTTTAACGTCGTCGTCTCAAGCTCCGGTGCCGTATTCCTAACCACGATATGCCGCGTCCGACGAATCCCGTCTTTTGATTTTTCTTGGGTCTTCATAACCACAAACAACTCAAAACACATACCCACCGACTTACCCGAGCCAATCGGCCCTTTCACCCCCCGAAAAAACGCATCCGAGTTATGAAACTTCGAAAGCGTTGGGGATGCCTTATAATTTAATTCAAACTTCACACTCATTCGGGTATGGCCACTCTTCCCATTTCTCATTTATTTTTTCTGGCGGAAAATCTTTAGGGCCTCGTATGCACCCCCAACTGACGTAAAACTCTTTAAATTTAAGCACCGGGTTTATGTCGCCCTTGGCCGTTCTGGGGTAAATGCGATACTTTAGACTTTGGCAGTCGCCCACCGCCCTCAGAACTAAAAAGTCATCACTAGCCGATACCGCCCTGTTCCACAAACCTTCGGGAACCCGAGCGGCTTTTAACCACGCCTTTTTTCTTACTAACTTTTCCAAAAGGTCCCTATCGTAAGTCTCTTCTAAAAACGCAAACGTCCGCCTCTCTGGGCTTGCGTCTATTTCCTCCTTTGCAACCACCATATCGTACATATACACCGTTACGTGCCACACACAGCTAAACGTGTTTAGTTGCGCGCGTACTGAGTAGCCCCCATCCACCACAAACTCAACCACAGCATCCGTCCCCAAGGGCTCATGTTTCTTATTTTTCTTAAACCAATTAAACAATTTCAGAATCATCCGTTTTTTTAGCCCGTGTACGCTTTGGCGCGGCAACCTTGGCTTGATACGCTTCCTTATCATGCGGGTTTAAATTCTCCCACGCCAAAATAGCCGACACAGGCCTCGGCTCACCACAAACATCGCACTCCCTCAAAAACAAATTCGGATTAACAAACCCCTTATTCAACACGCCGCCATTCGCTGTCGCACAACCAATACAAATAACCTGAATCTTAGACATCTATAACTTCTCCTTTTTCTTGCTTAACCGATCCTAAATCAATGTTTATGTTTATCTGAGTCTTACTACCAGTATCCTCCATACCACCATGACCTGTAAACTTCATTTTATTACTAACCATACTTGCCAACGCCCCCGACACCCGAGAGTCCCCCTCCTCAAATCGCTGCATCAACGACTGCAACACCTCCTCAAACTGCCCCGCCGCAATTTTTGCATCCAACATCACCGCCTTCACATACGTCTTGTGAACACTCACCACAACCTCTTCAATATGCGGCTTTTTTAACCACGTCGCCGCCACTCGCTTATCAACCCCAGCTGCTTTCGCCGCCTTGTCCGGGTCCAACGTCTTCTTATACTCCTCTAAAAAAGCAATTTGGGCCATCGTATACGCATAATGCTCCGGTATTTGTACCGGGTTATTCCGATCCGCTACCAACTCCACCGGTGGATTATCCTTATCCACATCCTTAAATTTCTTTTTTACACGAGCCATAACGTCCTTATCTATTTTTTTATTAATCTCTTTCATGCATCCGTTATGGCAGCAGTGTGTTGTCGTTTGCTTGGTTTAGTTTGTGAGAGAGAAAAAGAGAGTGAAATGATTTTGTCTCCACCACTACCATAACTCCCCCCAATGTACCATACACTTTAAACTCCGTCAAGCCTTTAGCCACGTTAAGTTCATGCTGAAGCTTTTTAAACTCCGTCAAGCCTTTAGCCACGTTAAGTTCATGCTGAAGCTTTTTAAACTTTACCCTTTTTGTAAAGCTCAAAAAATACAGAGGCGGTTTAGATAACGTTATGGCGACAAGTCATTTGGCGGGTACCCCCCACGAAATATGACCCCCCGGGGGGTGTCTGTAACACTGTACTATATTCGTTTTCGTTGTAAACTCAAGCAATTATTAACCTATGTCGCATAACCTACATTATGTAATGTTTTACAAAAAGCCTGTAACTACAAGGAATATGTATTATGTCCAATGTTCTATGTGCTCTCTATGAATAACAGCCGCCGAGAGACAAGGGGTAGACGTCTTTACACCACTTTAAACCGCTTAAACAGCTACCAAAGCGATAATTTGGCATCATTTTACGCTTTTAGCCAATTGGGGTTTGTGGTTAGTAGCGAATAGTATATAATGTTGCTTGTGAGCGTTAATAGATACTTAGTACGTATTAGTTTTAAACGAGAAGTTAAGGCGCAAGTATGGGTTAAGGCCAGAACCACCAATCAGGCACTAGTCAACGCCTTAAACGCTGTCAAGCATAACCTTAGCCACATAACTAGTGTTTGCATAATAGGCCAACCAATCCCAGTATGCAAACGCAAGCGTAAACAGCAACAAGCTGAACAATTGCCAGAGCGGGCTGAGCGGTACAAAAAACCAGCGCCGCCAAAGCCGCCAAGTATTTTCGATATCTAATCCCTTGCACAAAAAAGCCAGTTGTGTTATAATCGCGCGCACACACACGCACGCCCACGCCCACGCACGCCCA